AAAGGAAGCTTGAACGATTATGGTTTTTTTAACTATTTAAATGATGAGGATCTTTATGAGTAAAATAAATTCTATAAATGACATGCAGCGCCTGATGGAGTCATTAGGCGCTAAGAAGGAAACCGGTGACGGCTGGGCCAGCTGGACAATTGACTGCGGCCCCGGACGCCTGACGCATACAGATCTAAGCAAGCGCCAAGCACCAAGCATCAAGCCGCAAGCATCGAATCAAAAAAACTTGCACAAACCCGGAACACGTGTTAAAAATAGATTTAACAGAAAGATATAATTATGAATACAAAAGAAGCATTAAAACTAGTGGGCGGTTTAAGTAAGCCCTCAAAGATGCCCGGCTGGGCCTATGGCACGCCGGCCAAAGAATGTAAGACTGGAACCAAACTAAGAGATATTGAAGGAAGCACTTGTCATAAGTGTTATGCAATGAAAGGTTGTTACGTCTTTCCGGTTGTACAAGCAGCTCAATACAGACGTTTAAATAGTATCAAGCACAAAGACTGGGTTCGAGCTATGGTTGCTCTTATCAATTCTAAAAAGTCTAAATGGTTTAGATGGCACGATTCAGGAGACGTGCAGGACGCAGCTCACCTGGAGAAAATATTCACAGTTGCAAGGCTCACGCCTGAGACCAAACACTGGTTGCCAACGCGTGAAGCATGGACCAAGGACCATTTACAAAAAAAACCTGATAACTTAACTTTAAGATTTTCCATGCCTATGGTAGACCAGGAAGCAGCGGCCAGCTGGCCAAACACTTCAACGGTCGTATCCGGAGCAGGGAGAACATGCCCAGCGCCTGATCAAGGCAATGAATGCAAAGATTGCAGAGCGTGCTGGGATCCTTCTGTTAAAAATGTAGCCTATGGTAAACACTAAACCATGGGCCACGTTTTTAAGCATCCAAAATATTATACAGAATTACGATCGATGCGTAAGAACCTTGCACAGGAAAAATCCGGCTTTAAAGACGTAGTTTCCCCAATCAATGATGGGAAACCTGGGGCAAGAAAATCGGATCAGGCCATTAGCTTAAGAGCTCACGACGGTGAGTGCGAGCGTGCGTCTGGTCCGGGCCACAAGCTTCAAGCTCCAAGCCCCAAGCTTCAGGCACCAAGCAGCAAGCTTCAAGCTCCAAGCCTAGAGAGCAGTGAGCTGCAAGCTTCAAGCCCCAAGCACAAAGGTTCAAGCTTCAAGCCGCAAGCTTCAAGCTCCAAGATCCTTGAGCCGGGGTACATGTATATATTTCTCTCAACAAGTTTAGAGGAGCACGGACCAAGGGCCTCTGCTATGATAAATGTATTCTCAGGATGCTTCACGTGGAACGCAATTTGGTGTGGTGAAAAAGTAAGCTTGTTACCCTTCGTAACTTTTAACTCTACAGTGAAAAAGTGCCGATTATTATTATAGACCAATAGATCAGGAGTGCCGGAAAGGCTAAGATTCTCCAGTCGAATGAGACTAAATTCGTTAAAATGTTTTTTGATTTTTTGATATAATTTACGCTCTGGTGCCATGCATTTTTCAAGGTAACTCCTGTATTCAAATTGTTAATAATCTTTGATATATCCAGGAGGTAAAATCAGTTTTTCTTCCTTATTTGGTTTCAAAACTACACGGATAGAAGTGTCACCAGGTGTTGTACTTTCGTGAACTTCAATACGTCTAATCTCTTCTAAATAACCGCTTGGCGTTGCAATATATATTCTGGCATGACTTACAGCGTTGCCACGTTTGCCGTGTTGCCCTTCTGTAAACTTGTCGAGATACTCTTGCAGGTGTTTGACAAACATTATTTACGCACCTGAGATGAAATATCCTCTATCACTTTTCTATAACCTTGCAAGAGATTTTTGTTTTTTATGTCTTCAGAAACATATTTTTTTAAATCAAAAATTTCTTTTCTTTGTACTTCAACAAGTTTTTTAAAACCCTCTAAAGTATCTTTCAGTTCTGATATTTCTTTGTGTAAATCGTCTGTATTTTTATGTACTTTCATTATTGACAATATAGGATAGTTACCTTAAATTGTCAACTATGGGTTTACCAAAAAGATTAACAGAAATGCAAATGAGATTCGCCGAGTTCTACGTATTCGGTGGACCAGATGGACCAATGACTCAAACAGAAGCTGCTATAGCTGCTGGATATAGTCCTAACCGTGCAAGACAAGAAGGATCAGAATTAATGAATCCAAGACTGTCACCACTTGTTGCAAAGTATGTAGGTGAGTTAAGAGAAGAACGACTCAAGAAACATGAAGTTACTTATGAAGGTCATATTGCTGAGCTTGCTCGTTTGAGAGAAGCCGCTTTAAAGAAAGGAAGTTTTTCCAGCGCTGTAAATGCTGAAGCCAACCGAGGAAAAGCAGCAGGATTATATATAGACCGAAAAATAATAAAAACAGGAAAATTAGAGGATTTATCAGAACAAGAGTTAGAAGCAAAAATGAAACAAATTTTAAACGACTACGCACCACTTTTAAATGCAAAGACTGTTGAAGGTGAGTCATCTGAGGTTATTGAATCTTCGTTATCTTCTTCACCCACTGACGAGGAATCATCGTCCGATCCCCAAACGTAATACCATTTTCATCTTTATCGTAAGAAGCAAACATTTTAATTGACTCTTTGTCTTTTGAAAATATCCAACCTTCATTAACCGGATAAGCTAATCTCATTTTTTCAAATTCAGTTTTATCTGCCCAACCTGAATCACTAACACAGTCCACCCATTCAACTCTGTATTTAGAATAAGGTATGTCATTAATGCAATCCCTTTTGACAATTTTACGTCTCTTTGTTTTTAATTTTTTAGGCATAAGTTCTGTTTATCATTTGCGACCCCTAAATGGCAATTTTTATTTTTTCAACGCGCTTAACTAAAAAAAACTGGAGGGTGTCGCAAAATCCAAAAATTGACCTATAAGCATTGGTATTATTGACGAATAATCGCCGACACCCCCCCGTCGGCAGGGGGTCGCAAGGGGTCGCAAAGGTCGCAAAGTTACCTTGAATTTTAGTCAATTGTGGCAGAATTATGGCCATTGCCACATTGTTGCCATGAAATGCCGACACTTGCGACACCCGCCGACCCCCTTGCGACCCCCTTGCGACCCCTAAATAATTTAGAATCATTCTAAACTGAGCCATGATCTTTTTGCATACCCTTTTGCAATTCTTCTATTAATTTTTGTTTATTCTGGTCCGTGAGCCGTGATGCATGCTCCTTGGCCATACGATAATTATCGTCCTGGTACTTTTTAATTTTATTCTTTAGATGTAGTTCGGGAATCCCCCATTTTGTTTGATCCGTCATTTACAATATCTCCCGTGTTTATCTCTGTTAGTTTTTTTTCTTAATTTATGAGATATTAAATCTCTTTTATCATTTTCAGGTTTAGCTTGGTCAAAACATTCCATAGCTTCCTTAATATAACCGTGACCCCACAACCATCCTGCGTGTATTTGTAAAGCTTTATTAACTTTTTTAGTGGACCGAGTTTGATTTGTTTTCATAACTATCTATATTCTTTTTAGCTTTATAAATTTCTACGTGCGTACCACATTCAGGACAACCCATATAAGTTACTGATTCATAAAATTCATCTTCTTGTGATATATCATGTTCACCACCATACAATAATTTTGTATTACAATGCCAACACAATCTATCTAAATCTTCAGTCTTTTTTGTCATTTGAGTTCTCACTTTCTATTTTTTTAAGATGTAACATTATTTCATAGTGTTTTAAAAGATGTATTTTTGCTGCTAATCTTAATTTATTATTAGTATTTTTTCTCATAATTTTTATTTTATCATTAAAATGAGTATATAATTTTTCATCTTTTTCTATTTTTTTATTTGTTAATGTATAATATTTTTTTAAAACTTTCTGTTGATTAAAAGGTTTATATTTTGTTATTAAAACCGCTTCCCAATATCTTCTTCTTTCAGAATTAATATTAGCCTTTAATAATCTAACTTTGTCATAATCTCCCGTATTATCTTTTTGATCAAAAGATGTACCATCTCTAAAAGGTCTTCCTTTTTTCCAGTCTTCTGTTTCTCCAATATAAGATACTACCCCATTGATATATCTGAGATATATTACAGGCTCTTGTGTTTTATTAAAAATCTTCTGCTTTAATTTTGACATTAAACTCCTCCTTCTTCATTTAAAAAACGTTTATCTTTGTATTGTATTATACAAGGTGGCCAAACAACATCCATACCTAATTCTAAACCAAGATTTTTTAAAACTTCTTTAACTTCATTTAGAGATTTTCTTCCAAAGTTTGGTGTTCTTAATAACTGACCCTCTGAACATTTTACTAAATCACCTACGTAATCAATGTTATTATAACTTAAACAATTTATTGATCTTGCAGAAAGTTCTAACGTGTAAATTTTAATAAATAAATTATCTTGTATTATTACGTCTTCTATTTTTTTCAACTCATCTTGTATTGCAACCATACGTTTTTTTAAATAGTTATGTTTTTCCCAAACTGACATATTTAAATATTCTTCTACTTCGTACATCATTTTTTAAACTCCTCTTCTTTCATTGGTTCTTTCGTTTGTTTTTCACTATGTATTAGCTCATGATACATGTCTAATCTTTTTAAAAACTTATGTTTCCATTGTTTTAATTCATGATCCTTAAACTTAAATTCCTGGAAATAAAGGTCTGGTGTACAAACCATTATTATACCTTGTTGTATTTGTGAATTATAAACATAATCATGGGCCATGCAATATGCTGCTATTTGTAGGTAATAATCCTCAATCCAATCCTTGTTTTTAGGTTTATTTGCCTGTTTAAAGTCAATAATGGTATCCATGCCATTATGCCTACATACAAGGTCCGTAGAGCCTGCGTAGAGGCCAGGATAGTATAATGTGACCTCAGACCCATACCATTCATCAACCGGCGCTAAACCGATCTCTATGATCTTCTGAGCCATAGGTTTGGCCTGGACTCCAATATCGGTTAAATCATCATAACCTACCCCTTCAATATAAGATTCTAAGAATTTATGCATAGAAGTCCCACGTCTACTAGATAGATTTTTAATCTCTTCTGCCTTTTTTTCGCCAACTTTCTCTTTCCATTTTTTAATAAAAGATTGGTCCTTAGTTTGACCTAAGATAGTGGTAACCGATGGAAGCCTATACTTATCTACTTCATAGACACGTTTACCTGTATCAGGATCCGTGATCTGTCGACCAGTAATATAGTTATATTTATTGGTTTTCTTCATTCTCTAATGTTTCAATCTTATTCAATAAGTTTTTAAATCTTTTATCAAATTTGTCCATATTTAACATGATAAGTTCAGATTTTTCAGCAATATCATCTAACTGATCAATAGTCTTTTCTGCCTTCATTAAAACTCTTTTTAAATACCAATACTCTTTAATAAAAAATTTTAAATCTTTTTTACTATGTTTTAAAAGATAAAAGAAATTTTCACGATCTCTTAAAAAAAGAAAAAACCAAATTAAAAGCCATTTGATAAAATTTTGTTTTCTAAGTTTTCTTCGATAAATAAAAGTTTCAATTACGTTTCTACATTTTTTAAAATCTTTTTGTATATCGTAAAACTCTTCCTTTTTTGGTTTTAAAAAATCTTCATCAATTAAATTAATGAATCTTTTTATTTGTGCTCCTAACATAACTTATCCTCTCTTTCTTAATATTTTAACATGTTTCTGCCATGCCCAGGAATTGACTTTACCTGATACACCCATCACAAACAATAAAAATTTTAATTTAATTCTTTTTAAATTCATATTTTTCTTCTAATGCTAATTTAAGTTGTTTAGGCATTTTAACTTTAGCTTCTTCAACACTCATCAAAGCTTCATTATGAGGCCTGCTACCATGTCTCATAGCTTGATAACCATCTAACTCAGTATGACGATATAATATATTATCTTTAATAAAATACCAAACTTCTATTTGTGAACTCATTGTTGCCTTTCTTTTTTAGCTATCCATAATTTATAATGTTGTAAGTTAATTACATTTTCAGGAGTTGGTTTTTCTTCTGCGTAATGCTCTATAATTTGACCAAGCTTATGCGATTTAGTATGTGCAAAAGGAAAAAAAGCCATTGCAACATTATACGCATCACGAAACACACAACGCCAACGCCATTGCATTTTGTGACCCGTCTTGTCTCTTGGTTTTTTATTAACCGTACCCACTTTTAAAATATCGTGTAATACTCTAATCGTTGGTTCATCAGTCATAGATACTTCCATAGCAATACGCCAACAGTCGTAAGTACCATTACGTTTTTTTTCTTTATATTTTTTATAAGTAACAGAGCCTTCGCCATCAAACAATCCGGCTGCCCATGCTAAATTTAAATGATCATTTGTAATATGCATTTAATTATATCTTTCAGTGTAGTCTTTTGGTAAACCGTTAGGATCAAATTCTTCATCTGCATACTCGTAAAGTTCTCCCTGCGAATTACAATCCCAACATTGTTGGATCATTTTTTCTGGATAAGTTATTTTTAAAAAACCATTACCTTTACAAGTAGGACAAATGTATGTTTTCTTAATTTTTCTTGAATTTGCCATTGAGTTTCTTCACTTTCTCGTTTGCAATGTATTCAATAGTCTTAGCAATTGATAGTTTTCCACCTGGAAAATCAGGCATTAAAACTTTGGACAATCTATCTAAAACACTATATGTTTCTTTTGATAGAGAAACATTTTTATATTTAGTCATATTAGTCATATGCGTTTCCTTTCATTATTTCTAACCCTTATATAAGGATGACTATAGGATTGTCAATGATAAAAGTTTTTATTTTTAGCCTAGTAATATGCAGTGTAAGTTATCAACAGTGTAAAGTTTTAGAGGAAGCGACAATGTATTTTGAAAATTACAGAGAATGTGCCCTTCATGGTTATGAATATTCTTATAAACTTTTAGAAGTATTAGACACAGAAGTCATGGAAAAAGAGCAGGTTTATACTAATTTTGTATGTAAAGAACTTGAAAGTAGTTGACAATATGGCAAGATTGTGGTAATGGGCCTCATCTTCTCACCATTTACCTACCCTCATTATTTCCCTCTTCAGGGTAGGTACGTTTACATTTTAGTAGGATCTTGAACACAGGTGTGACCAACTAAGGTCCCTGATCCGTGTTCCATGATCCAAAGATTTCTTACTTCATCATACACGGCTACTAAGTCTTTAATCTTCTGACTCATGTTCAGACAATCGAGTAGCGTAGTAGGTTCCATCAAAACGATCACTTCTTTTATAAGAACGTTGTCCGCTTGGATGATAAATAGGACTACGTAATGTACGATTTCGTTCATTCCACTCCTTTATTTTTTTATACCAAAGATCCTTGTAGTAAGGATCTTTAGTTCGATGATATTCATTTGCAATATCATCCAAGATTTTTGTACGACTCATTTGGTTTTCTCCCCCATGCAATTATATTTTTTACACCAGGTGCTAGTAACTTGACGTCGACACCGTAAGGTTTCCATGCTTTTGCCATAAGATTTAATTCTATAACAAAGTTAGTCCATTGTTTAGAACTAATACCCTCTACTTTAAGTTTTAATGTTTTTTGTTTTGTCATACTTTCTCCTTTTTTTTAGGAGAATAAGATATTACAAGAAAGTTGTCAACGGCCTTGTCGATTATATTTTTTCTTATGCCTTTTTTCTGCCTTATTTAATCTTTTCTTATGACGGCCTGGACGTTTGGGAGGATCTGGTCTAGGTACGTAATGCGTGAATTTTTGTTTAGCCATCGTTTTCCCAGTCTTTTATACCATTTATTTTTTGATTAATAGGCTTAGTAATCATAGGAATATAGCTTATTTTGCCATTAATATGCTGTTCTAAATCTGTGCCACAAGTTATACATCTATATTTATCTCTTGTAACACTAACTAATAATGTATCTTCATCACAGGTAGGGCATAAACCATTTACAACTTCTGGTGTAAATTTAATTAGATAGCTCATTTACCCTGTATTATACTTTTTATAGTTAAAGATCCATCAATATTTTTTTCATCGTATTGGTCCTCCAAATAATGCCAATAGACACATTAATATAATTAATATTGCTGTGAATCTGTAATCCATAGTAACAATCTCCATATTAATCTTTTGTTTCCTCTATCTCGTAAAACATTTTGTCAGAATCTTCTGTAACCCAGTCCGAAGTTTCAACATCCCAGACTGTGTTTTGTACTTTATAGTCAGGCCAACTGTTATCAGTAGTGTATGAATTAACATGCCACAAGATGCGATTGTTAGGCTGAGCAGCAAAATTGCCGTTAGCAAGAGCCAGTATATGCGCACACTTATGCTCTTGAGGGATTTCAGAATGTTCTGTATTGAGTATATTAGTCTCTGGATGCGCCCAGTCAACAGTAAAAAGATACTCTCCATGATAAAATTTTTTATCTTTTCCCAGGTATTTACCGTCTATACCAGCCAACCAATCAAAGCAATGCAC